TGCGCCATACGCTAGCTGCGCGGCTTTCATCATGTCGGGACCGGAAGTCGTTGCCTGTTGTGCAAACTGTTGGAATTGCGGGGCTTGTACTTGGTTGCCAGCTCTTAAGGCGTTAATCAGGTTGAGCGGTCGGTCTTGTAGGTAGGCTTGTTCTTGTAAGGCAGAAGCGCGGTTAGCTTGGTCAAGGTTTATGCCTTGTAATGCAGCTTGCAGTCTCAAGTCGTTAGCTTGTTGGCCTTGTATTGCCATCTCGCGCGAGAAAGCATCCGAGCCTAGACCAATGCCAGTGTTTGCTAACCGTTGCCGTGTTGCTTCTTCTTGAGACTGTAGTTGTGGGTTAAGTCTGGCCAATAACGCTTCTTGCGCGGTCTGGCCTACGTCAATCGCACGTTTAGGTAAAGCGCCAACATCTAATTGAGGGTTTTCAAATATCGAGCGTACTCTGTCAAAGCCAAGGTTTGCCACCTCACCATACTTGCGGTTTAAGGTAAGTTGTTGGTCAAGAGCGGCCTGTGCTTCGGGTGTCAGCTCCATTGTTTGCTCCCAGCCTGTATCTGGGTCGTATTCCATGAAGTCTTCGGGTTTTGGCGCGTTGCCTTGTCCGCCATCAGGTCTTACTGGTTGTATTGTTGCCCATCCAGGCCTAGCTTCGCTACCTGGCGAATCTCCTCCGTAACTTAAATTTTCGCCGTCTCTTAATTTTTGGTAAGTTTCTTGCCGAGTTTGCAATGGGTTTTTGTAATTTTCAAGCGCTTTGTTATAGGATTCGTAGTTAATCTTGCCCACGGGCGTTTGTTTATAGGTTAAACGTCCGTAAGGCGTGTATTGATTAATTCGGTTAGCTCGAATCGCTGCGCGTGTAGTTTCAAGATTGCCGCGTGTTGTTTCTCGTGCGGCTTTTTCATAATCGGGTGCGGGGGGTGGGCTAGAGCTGCACATATTTACCTCAATTCATAAACCATTTCGGTTGCCATATTCTTAAAACCCATTCTTTGCCATAACTTGCTAACTCTTAAGTCAGTCACGGCTGTACAATAGGCTTTTTGAACGTCAAGTTTTTTTAGTTCAGCCAATATATGCTGTACTAATTTCTTGCCAATGCCATTCCGATGGTTTCGGGTAACGAATAACGCATCTTCTTTGGCTATTTTATCACCGTTGTGCATATCATTGGTGATATAAATCAAACAGTAACCGACACATTCAGCGTCGTGTTTTACAATGAAAAACTTTAACCAGCCATCATTATTAAATTTGATGTACCTGTCTAATTGCGGGTTAAATGGTGAAGTTTTTATGCCATCTTTTTCTAATCGTTCTTTCATTTCTTGGTAATGCTCACTTGTCAATCGACAAAAATCAGGCAAATTGCTTGCTATTTTTGCTTCATGAAAAGTGTACATATTTAGCCTTATAAAACAGAGTTTGACGGCTGGAAAAGATAATCGACATTATTGAACCTAACCTCAGAGCCGTTATTCTGTACTTTCAACCTTAACGCTGCACTATTTGCCACCGCGCCCACTGTATTCCATCCGGTTATTGGTCTTAACCCGCCACCCCAAACCATCGACCCCCATACCATCGTTCCCCACACCATACCCGTGGGTGGTGTGTAATTCAGTGTACCTTGAGCGTCTTGGGCTAAATAATCAGTGTTCAGTCCGTAAAGCACCGATGGGCTGCCAGTCGTTAAAATATACGGCCTGACCATCGTGAAATACTTATTGAAAGCTTTGTTACCGAAGTAATTAAAGGCTGGTAAGCAGTCAGCTTGTATAGGCGTTGTGTTGTCTAAGTCGCCGACCCATGCCTTATAAACTTTCGTGTTGTCGGCGTAATAAAGCCCGGTAGAAGCGTGTAGTAGTACGTTAGCGTTCCAGCCAACAAACTTAGTCCATGCGCCCGTAATCGTGTTTTGTGCGTACTGGTAATTCCCGCCGGGGTTCGGTACGTTCAATAGCATCATGTTCGCATCAGGGTAGAGCGTTAATTGCCACCCAAACGACGAACCGTAAGAATTCGCTGCAATAGATACGCTGTTTTGTATCTTGTCAGTTAAGGCCACGCTTCTATCCACGCTTGCCGACAAAAGACCACGCCCCAACGGGAAAACACCCTCAGTCGTGTTAATGGCCAAATCCCCGCCGTACTTCTCAGCGCATCGACGGCCAAGCGGTTTACCTAGTTGAAACACCCCAACTATCGAAAAATCACCACCTGAACCTGGGTTACTTCCTCGATATACCGCCACTTCGCCCATCGTCGAGATTACGACAAAATGGTCATCAGCACCCGCGCCAGCGTCCACTGTCCATGTATAGCAGGCCATAATAGACCCGCCATCACGAAAGACAGTGCTTAAATCCAAAAAGTTAGCATTGCCGCCTACCTGTCCAACAGGCAAAAAAGCAATTTGCATGCTGTTTTTAACCACAAAATAAAGTCTTGACTTGAAAACGCACACATGCACTAGGTTTGATGTGGTGACACCCGTTATTGAGGGGCTTGACGTGTGGTCTATGTGTGCCCATGTCGTGCCGTTGTATAACTGCGGGTTATCTTGTCCGTTCACCAAGTACAGAAAAGACCCACCCGACGTAGTCACGTTAGCGTGCTGCCATTGTGCTGAAGTCTGCCCGGTCACGACTGCCGCGCCTACCGCTCCGGCTGTAGTCACGTCAAAAATGCTTGACCCTGCCGCCGCAAACAGTTTTGAGCTTCCACTTGTCGGCAAATACTCCACCAGCGTTTGCACCGGATTAGTAAAACCTGTAACGTGGTTAGTGCTGCCTTTTCTTACCCCTACATACGAAGGATAAGGCCACCAGTTATCAAGTATGAGCGCATATTGCGGCTTCATATCAGCAATGCTGTCTCGGTCATTTAGACCGCCAACCGGGGCAGGTATTGAGGTAGCTCGTGCTGTTGCCATTATTTGACACCCATCAAGCCCATAGGCTGATTGTTGCGTTCTAGTATTCTGAGCAGTCTTTCTTCACCTGGGAATACGACAAAGTTTGATGTACCGCCAGTAGCGCGTGAGCCTTGGTCTAGGTAGCGAATGCCGGGAATGCCTGCGGCTTGAAGTCTTTTTGATACTTCCGCTGGTGTCTCTGCAATGCTTGTCCTGCCCATAGTTAATTGAAACGGTGTTGAATCTGCTAAAGCCTCTGCTTTGGAATTGTATGTATTCCCTAAGTAACTCCAGTATTCACCCTTGTTTACAGAAACAGGCTTTTCATTAATCATCCTTGCAATAGTTTTATCGCCTGTTTGCAATAGCGCTTTTTGTACGTCCGGCGCTTGCTGACTGAGCGGTTTATCCCAATCCAGCATACGGGTTATGGCTTCATCGGGTAGATCTACTTTGTAGAGGTTTCCAGACGCATTACTTACACCAGACCGAATATTCATCAATTCATCATAGCGTTTTTGGGCTTCTTTTCCTGCGCTAGTTTTGAAATTTCGATATTGTCCAGCGATGGAATCTTCATCCATTATTTTGGCAAGTTTTGACATTTCGGAATTTATTTGTTTTATTGTTCCCATGTCTTTAACTTTTTCTGCATATTGCTTTGCAACGTCTGGGGCTTCTGCCGTATAAATTCCATGCCCATAAGCCTGCGCACCTTCCCCCGTTCCTATCTTGGAAGCATCAAACGCTTCAAACTTATGCGGGCTTCCATGCCATACAATCGCGCCCCTCTGTCCACCATATCCCGGCGTGTTCAGGGTTCTGGGTGCGGCTAGGTTTTCCAGTCCTCTATTTGCAGCAGCGGCTATTTGTGGGGCTTTCGCGGTTGCTGCCATAGGTACTATCATGCCCAAAGTTTCCCCTGCCAGCTTGGGTATGCCATCCTCAACAGGCACAGTCAGTCCCATGTTTTCCATCCATTGAGACCCACCTACAGGCGCTTGGGGAATGGGCATACCTACTTTACGAAGTCCGGCGGCTATTAAGTCCACCGGGGCAGACACACCACTCGCCACCGTGTTTGACGCGCTTTGTACGGTATCGCGTAGTGCTTTAATAAGGGCTTTTTTGTCCATGACTAGCTCGGAAAATTGCCGTCTTGTATGTTCCACTCAGTCAGCAATATATTTCTTGGCAAACCGCCGAGTGTAAGTTTTTGCGCTGATTTGTCCTGAGCCTTAATCGTGTCGAGCATGTTTCTAAATTCCGGCAAGTCTAAGCCAGGGTCAAGTCCTTTAGAGGCTTTCCACTGTACTTTTAGACCTAAAACCATCAGCGAATCGTCAAATATC